CCGCGACCTCCGCGTAGCTCGTCGCCAGCGGGAAGTGCGGCACCTGCAGCTTGCCGAGACCGTCCTCGGTGAGGACGAACACCGGCGCGTCGGCGGACGCCGCGAAGGTGGATTTGCCGATGCCGGCGACGCCGTGGATCAGCACGCGCGGCGGGCGCAGCACCGTCGAGGTTTGCAGGGATGCGAGCGAGATGGCCATCAGCGCGCCTCCTCGCCGAGCAGCAGCCGGAACTTCGGCTTGGCCGTCCGGACCGTGCGCGCGGGCTCGAACTCCTGGCGGATGTCCGTGGGCCAGGCGGTGTACTTCCGCTCGGGGACGGTGAACGCGATGTCGACGTACTCGGCGGGATCGGCGCCATCGGTCCGGATCCGCTCGACCAGACCAGCGAGCATCGCCTGGTCCCAGTCGACGCGCTTCGGCAGCTCCGCGACCACGGTGACCGGGCCATCCTGCAGCCGAACAGTGCCTGTGTCCTTGCCCTCCGCGCGGCGCACCTCCTGCGCCTGATCGCCGTACTTCAGCGCGATCGCGCCATCGAGCCAGTCGCAGAGGTTCTTCGCGGCGCGCAGCCGCTCGTCGGCGTCCTGCTTCAGGAGCGCCAGCTGGTCGCCCGGCAGAGCGGCGATCTCGCCGACCGGCATGGTGGGAAGGTCGTCGAGGTTGATGTGGTTGGGGATCGTCATGGCCGCCCCCTCACGCCAGCTTCACGGCGGGCTTGTCGGCCGTGCTCGAGCAGTGCCGGTTGGCCTCGTAGGCCTCGACATCCTCGAGCCGGTACACGACCCGGCCGCCGATCTTGATGAAGGCGGGGCCCTCACCGGTCCAACGCCAGCGCTCCAAAGTGCGCGGGCTGATTTTCCATCGAGCCGCCAGCTCGACCTGGTTGAGATGCGTGACTGACATCGTCGTCTCCTTCGCGATTGGCCGAATGCCTGCGAAGGACGATGGAGGAGCGCCCAGGAGGGCAGCGGGAGGAGCTAAGGAGGAGAGACGGGAGGAATGCAAATCAAGGCGCCCGAAAACGAAAAAGGCCGCCCCGAAGGACGGCCTTTCGCGTCACCCATTTGCGGTCAGCCTTCGATCCAGCAACTCGCGCCGCTTTCGAAGATGACCCGCTTCCAAGCGGGGTGTCCCTTGAAGAGCTCGGACAGTCTCCGAACGGTTCGACCGCAAGCGGCCGCCTCTAGAACTGCATCCGTCGAGAGCCGGTGTTCCCCCGCGATGAAGGCCTCGGCCATCATAAGCACTGCAGCCTTCTGCTTCGTGCCTTTGAACTCAAAGCGTTCACCGTGGACGATCAGGATCGCTCCGTCACCGGAGACCCAAACCGGCCCCTGATCAGAAGGCCCCGTCAGCAGCCGTGCCGAAAGGATTTCGGGGTTCGCGGCGATCCCGTCTTCATGATCGACCACATCTTCAAGCGGCACGAACTCATGGCCTTTCAGGGTCGAGCGGCAAAGCCGCTCGGCCGGATCAAGGGATATGACTAGCCGCAAGCCTTCGGACGGACGGCGCGCGGCGAGCTGGCGAAACTGGTCGAACGCCCCCGAAACGCTCAAGCGGCGTACCACCCAGATCCCGACGCGCGCTGTGCGGTTCGGTAGACGCGCCGTCCCGAAGTCCAGCGCCGCACCGTCGAGGTACGGCACCGGGTCCTTGCCGAGCGAGCAGTCGAGGCGGGCGACCACACGCCGAGCTACTGCTCCCATGTCCAGCGCATAGACCCGGCGGCGGGCGCTCGCCTGTTCGTCATGCCAGGCCGCGTTGCCGAGGTGCCCATGTTGCCCCGTGATCGGGTGGGCGATAACGGACGTCGGGGTGTCGTCCAGATCATCCTCGGCAACGACGGACATCGCGCTGCCCCGCTGCACGATCAGTCCGGCGTCCATCAGCGTCTTTCCGGCGCCGCGCATGTGCGCCAGCGCCATGGCCGAAACCCGCGCGTCGCGGGTCCCGGCGATGGACGAGAGCAGCCGGCGGGCGGCGAGATCAATCCTCGAAGAGCTGCAGGTCATCGACCAGGATCCCCCAGCGCCGCAGGTACTTCTCGCCGATCATCTGCTCGGTCGCGGTGCGATCCTTCAGATCGCAGCCATGAGGCCAGGTAATCGTCAGGGTCAGCGTGCGCCGGCGGTCGCCTCCCGGGCGGCGGGCGAGCTTCACGGCGATCTTGGCCCGTGTGACCACATACCCCTCGCTCAGGGGCGTGCGGTCCCCGAACTTCTCTTCCGCCTTCGCCCAGATCGTCTCGTCGGAGCGGGCGGGCTTCTCCAGCGTCACCCTGAAGTCGCTGTCGTCGATCGGCATCAGCCGCAGCTCGCGCACCTCGACGCCCTCGATCCCGTCCTCCGGGTCGACCGGAAAATCATACGGTTTCAGCAGGACCGAGAGATCATAGCACCGCAGCGGCAGTCGGTTCTCCTTGAACTCGATGCCGAGGAGATGTGTGACCGTCGCCTTCACGATCTCGCCGCGCGTCGCCTTGTCGTTGGCGATCACCTCGATACCACCGGTCGCGGGCTCGTAGGTCACTGCGGCCTCGAACACGGGACGATAGGCCTGCCGCACGAGAGACCCCCTGTCGTCAAAACGCAGCAGGTCGTCGGGCCGTCCCTCGCGGTAGATCGTCACCTGCACGAGGTCGCATTCGTCGCCCTCATGGGTCGTCCGCACCCGGTCGAAGATGTCGACATGTGCATGGGCGGCGCCCGAGAACTCCTTGATCGCGGAAACGAAGGCATGGCGAGCAGCCGCGTCGCGCTGCACGGTGCAGCCAGCATCGGTCATGTACCCCGCCCACATCCGACCGCGCCGACGGTCCTCCGTGAACCGGACTTCCTCGGCATGACGAAAACGATCCGGCGCGTTGAGGAACATCCAGAGCGACCGCGCGTGCGGGTTCGCGAGCCCGTCGAGGAAGGCGGGATCCTCGGCCACGCTGTAGATTGCGGCCTGCCCCGGCTCGTCGGACAGGGCATGGACGCGCTCGGCGTCGTTCGAGATCCGGTCGCGCTGGACGCGGGACATCTTCTCGATGGCGCCGAGAAGCGGCCCGGAGAGGTCGGCGTCCGATGCGGGCCAGTCGAACTCGGTGGGCAGGCCGATCTCCGGCCGGTCGAAGTATTCGCGCAGCGCCTCGCCGGGCGTCTTGCGAAGGAAAGCGGACAGTGCAGTCACCGTGATCTCCTTTCTGGCGATTCCATGTATCGGCTGATCTGCTAATCAGCGTATATCGTGCCAGAGGGGAGTCAATCGAAAAAATACGCACTTCCGCGGATTCGCAATCAGCGGCCGAAGAGCGAGGGCTGTCCGCGTACCGAAGTGATCAGGTTCAGCTTCAGCAGCCTGATGCGCGCGGCCTCTTCGGAAACCGCGAAACGCTCCATGACCATCTGGATCAGCACCACAGCATGCTCCGTCGAAACATGGATATCGCCATGCAGCTCACGCGGGCCGCAGTAGTCGGACACGAGGCGACGGACCGGCGTGGCCGGCATCAACAGAGCGCCGCTGATATAGCCGGCCTGCCATTCCATCCAGTCGGACTGCGGGGCGTCCAGGATGTTGTCGCGCTTGGAGATCGCCTTGTTCGCATTCATCCCGCGCTCGAGCAGGTCGCCGTTGGCGAACTTCTGCGCCCAGAGAGGCCCGTGGAACTTCACGTGCCCGAACTCATGGGTGAGCGTGGTGCGGAAGCGATTCTCGCGCCGTTCGTCGGCCGCGATGCGTGCCGAGATGGAGACCTGCGGTCCGCGGTCGGGGAAGAACTCGGTTACCCCTTCGACATCGGCGCCATACGCGGACAAGTCGGCGTAAGGGTCGAGGTCCGCATCGTGCATCTCGATCAGCACGGTCAGGTCGTCGGTCGCCACGGGGTAGTCGACCGTCCCGCGGCGCTTCAGCAGAAGGTCCCGGATCAGTCGCTCGCATTCATTGTCGAGATCCCGCGCCTCGTAGAAGGGTCGCTCGGCAAAGCGGCCCGTGTTGTCACGGATCATCTTCACCATGCCAACCTCCTTACTCCTTCAACGTTTTCCTGAAATTGGCGAAGGCCTCGACGACCTTGTCCGGGGTGGACGCATCCGGCCGAAGATCATCCGGTAGCCGGCCCGCGAGTGCGTAGAGGTAGTCCTCCGGGATGTTCAGGATGCCGGAGAACTGGCGAATCAGGTGCCCCGAGCTGGGGCTGCGTCGATCGTGCTCGATGTCGTTGAGGTACTGCGGGGAGATCGACCCGCTGCTCTCTTCCTTCATCACGCGCGCTGCGAGCTCCTTCTGGCTGAGACCGAGTGCCTTGCGGGCCTTCGAAATCGCCTGGCCGAAGGTCACACCGTCGGCGGACATGGCCGGTTCATCGCTTCATCTCCCTGTCAATCCGCTTGTTCGCGGATTTGCGAGTTGTTACTCCTTATCCACAAGGTGATCAACCGTGAAGCGGGCTCGCGGCCGGCGGGCAGGGAAGAGGGAAAGGTGTGCTGTGGGTTGCAGGACCGCGGACTTCTTGATCAGCAGACGTCGCCAAGAAGCTGGGGCGCCGCCCTTCATTGGGCTCCTTCCGCTAGATGAGACAGCGCGAGAGCGAGCCGTGGAGCGCACGCGACAGTTCTTGGGCGGTCGGCCCGACAGGCTGAAAGCGTTATTCCGGGATTTTCCAAGCCTCGCGGCATGGCTTGTCACCCATTCTTTAAGCGAAGGATATGGAGACGCCGGCCATGCGGTATACCCACACATCGCCGACATTCTCCAAGTTCCGCTAGACTACCAGCCGCATCGCAAGGTGCTGTTCCGCTCATTCTGTGCGGTTTGCGACCGGTTCGGGTTGCCTACCCGAGGCTTCGATCGCGATGTCGATGTCTACCTTCTTCATGCCGGCGTAAGCCAAGCACAGCTTCCACATCTGATCGACGCATTTCTGAGACAGGAAGCAGCCTTTGGCCCGCCCCCTGTCGAAACGACAGTGCTGCTCAACCGCTGGGAAGACGACGCACTGTATTTTCTCCCTCCTGCGGTCAACGTGCTTCGCCGTGCAATCCTTTGGGACGAGACTGCCTGGCATGCCGCCCTGTTTGCACGGATACGCCAAGACCCGGAGGCCTTCGTCCCTGCAATCGAGTTTGAGAGGTCTTTCAAGGAAGTCTTTGACCAGAGACTGAAAGAAACGAGGCCAACATCCAGCCGAGGAGGAAGCGAGGCGCTGGCACCGCGGCCGCGGCTCCATTGGCAATCTGGTGGGCTTGTGTTGAGACTGCCTCGAAGCGAGGGGCGAATTCGCCTCTGGCTCGATGGCGCGCAACGACCGCTCCGTTTGCGCGGTGGTGAGGGCTGGACACTACCTCAGCCCTGGCCCCACGATCTCCGTTGGGAAATCTCTGGCCAGACTGGGCAACTCGAGCTCCTCACTCAAGGGGGGTGTGCCGCGTTTGACAGGATCACCGGTCACTATCTGCGCGAAATCCCACGAGGCTCGGTCGATATCGAACTGGACTCAACGGACATCGTTCTCCTGGCCCGGGCACCATTCTCGATAGCAGGCGAACCCGCTCTTGAACTGGAAGCCGATAGTTTTGTCGGTTTCGCAGTACTGGGGCCGCGCCCCGTAGTGCTCAACCTCGACGGCCCGCAAACGGGTCTCAAGGCCCGTCCGAGAAGACGCCTTTCCTTGTCAGGAGACGAAATCGCAAGTGGTCCACGGGGCGCACTTCATGGGCGTTCTGCACGCCTTCGGATCGAAACTGGCTTGGGGCGTTCCGAGACACGCGCGGTACGGGTCACACTCGGTGTGCACTCACGCCTCGTCGAGGTATCGATTTCAGATGACGGTTTTGGTGAAGTCGGGATGGAAGCGGTGCTCGCTTGCTTCGCAGAGGC